ACCACGCTCGTAAGCAGCCGTGAACAATAGAACTGACAGGCCGACAAAAATCAGCCCTAATGGAATTGCTATCAAGAATAGTCCATAAGCGATGAGCAGGATTGAGAAAACTTCTAGCAGGAAAATAGGCATGACTCTAGACTACAAAGAACCCAGGCACAGGTGCTACCTCTTCACGTCGAGTCGCACGATCCACAGCCATTGACAACGCAATCGCAGCGTCAATCTTGCGACGAGACTTACCCTTAGACAAACGAAGTCCAGCATCGGTTTGACGTGGCACAGCAGACAACACCTGATCGGTGAACATCGGATCGCCATCATGAGCCAACTGCTGATTCACAATGCACTCATACAGCGTTCCGATTGCAGGCACCATACGTTGAGCAGACTGCGGGAACTCAACCATCGGCAAACCGTCATCAGCCAAAGCCTCAGCTGAACGCTGGAAGAACGCTGGGTCATAAGCAAACTCACGAACATTGAACTCACGATGCAGGCCACGAAGATATTGCTCGACAGCTGCGATGTCAGTCATAGCCCCATCAGGAATCCAAATCTTGGCTCGCACCACCAGACGATGACCTTGAGGTTGGCACAACACCACAGCAATCGAGTCATGCTTCAACGCCATGTCAATCCCCACGAACATCGGCAAGTCGGGATCAACCTGTAGTTCTGATTGGCATTGTTCCCACCCGCCCGCCGGTAGCCAGGGCGAGTCCTCTTGTCTGACCCATTGGTTAAGTCTGTATCTCCTAAAGGGGATTTCAGCAGTCTGATTCATGCTGACCTCCATGTCTTCCATGTCGAGCAAACCTTCAGCCAAGTTCGGGTTGGCTTGCGCCCACGCATCTCGGTCATGAACCGTGCAACCTTCCGGTGCTTCCCACCACCAGAAACCAAACCGCTCATCGTCACGTTCACCCGATATGACCTGCTTGCCGTAGTTGTACAAACGACCACAGATTGTGTCCAAGTCAAAACCTGCTGTTGTGATGGCAACAATCATCGGGTCTTTTCTTGCACCCGAACCCAACGTCAACGCATCCCACAGCTCACTATCACGCTGGACGTGCAACTCGTCAAATACGACGCACGACGGGTTGAGGCCTTGTTGAAGTTTGGCATCGCTAGATAGCACTCGATAGATGGCACCAATAGACGGAACCTCGATCACATCCCGATACACCTTGCATACACCCGACAACGCTGGCGACTGAGTGATCTGCCACTTCGCCTCATTGAACACAACCCGTGCTTGCTGGCGGTCACCTGCTGCCGAATACACTTCGGCACCTGGCTCACCTTCAATCAAATTGTAAAGAGCAATCAGGGAACCTAGAAGTGATTTTCCGTTCTTACGAGCAAGACCAATCAGCGACCGTCGGTAACGAAGGAGACCATCAGGACGACGCTCAAAAAGATTATCCAATAAATCAAACTGCCAATCAGTAAGCACCAATGGCTGACCAGCCAAAACACCCTTAGACACGTGGAGAAAAGTTTCTGCAAAATCAGAGACAACCCGACCGTCAGAGAACTCATAAACCTTCGGAGTCGACCACGTTGGTTCGCTGAGACTTTCGCTCACGGAATGCTTCAAGCTCATTTTGAATCTTCACCTCCACGAAACCAAGACGTGCTCGATCAACAGGAGTAAAACCAAGCAGGGACAAACAATCTAACACCTGAGCATCCAACGCTCGTAACGCTGAACGATCACGCCAATCACTTTCACGCAACACCTTCACACGCAACGCAGCACGCTCATCAATCTGCTCAGCCACAATCTGCAACAACTCAATATCCATCTGCGGGCTGATCCAAGTGAAACCAACATTCCAAACACGATCCCAAAACTGGCGACCAGCCTGACCCAATGGACGATGCGGTTCAGGCACCAACGATGAAGTCGGGATAGCAATAACCGTGTCAGGCAAAGGACGCTTGCCAGGGTTACCAGCACGACGCTTCTGCTCCACCGGCTTAGGGGGACGACCAACAGGTTTAGGCATTGAGGAAGTCGTGAACCTTCCCAGACGATTCCAACACCGGCAAAACACCAGTCAGCTTCTGGAATCGAGCGCAAATCACATCGACATATTTCGGGTCTAACTCCATCAGATATGCGGTGCGGTTCGTTTCCTGTGCTGCGATAAGGGTGCTACCCGAACCACCGAAAGGATCAAACACATTTTTTGATTTAGGTGCATATTCAAAACACCAAGCCATGACTGCAACTGGTTTCATCGTTGGATGCAATTTTTGTTCACCAGACCAATGATGAGAAAATAACCTTGTATTGCATTTCAAATTAGACCATGCAAGTTCAAACTCGCTAAATGATAACCCATCGTTTTTTTTATGCCAACAAAGCCAATCGTTGCTAATAGGCAGTTGATCGCTGAAATAATTTCCACCCCAAATAATTTGCAAATCAGATTCACGCATAATTGACAGTAAATCAGGTCTATCTTTATCCCAATCTTCCCCTCGATGGAACTGTTTCTTTCCAGTTCCAAGAGTCATATTTGAAGCATCAATACCGTAAGGAGGATCGGTCAACAACAAATCAAATGCAATTCCGTTCTTCAATTTTTTCAGGTCATCTTTATTTGTCGAATTACCGCACATGACTCGATGGTCACCCAATAACCAAACATCACCCAACTTGGATACAGCAGGCACATCCTCTGGCACGTCATCAACATCAGCAGGCAACTCAATCTGCTCTACACGATCCAGCAATTCCTGCACAGCCTTATCATCCCAGCCAGATGACTCCAGCAAACCAGGATTCAAAGAACCAACATCGTTAATCAGATCAGCCAACGCCTCCTCGTCATAGTCACCCAACTCAGCTGTGCGATTATCTGCCAACGCAAACGCCTTAGAAGTCACCTCATCATCATCAACCCACACCACAGCAATCTCATCCCAACCCAAAGCCTGAGCAGCTTGCAAAGTGTGGTTGCCAGCGATGACCACGTTGTCTGTCCGGCGCACGACAATCGGTTTGCGCTGACCGAACGCTTCAAGGCTGCGCTTCACGGCCTCGATGTCACCACGTCGAGGATTACCTGGGAGCAACTTGAGTTCGGTGATTGAGTGGGCGAGCTGGAGCAGGTCATTTTGAATCATAGGAAACACCCTAGTTTCGCGGAGGCGCGTCTTGCGCACGGCATGGGTAGTTGGGTCGTGCAGGCCTCAAGGTTTGACCCCACCCCCCAGGGTGCCGGTGGGGGGGTCATGCCTTGCCTCGGTTGCCTCGACTGGCGTTGCATGACCTGTGCGCACCCCGAAGCTCTGAGTTGATGTCACCTGGCACAACATGGTCTGCTTGCCAAGGGTCTTCAGGGTTGGAGCCTTTGCCACAAAGCCAACAGAGGAGGGTGGTGTCCCGTACTCGCTTCGCACGTGAGGCGTAGTCACCTTGGTAGTGAACTCGCTTCTTGTTCCGGTTGTGGTTCCATGCCTGTTGGCATTGGTCGCAGCGTTGGATGTTTGTGGTGAGTCGTCTGCACACTAGGCAGGGGCGTTGGATGGGCATGGTTACCAGATGTCCTCTTCGGGGTGGTTCCGATTTATTTCTGTTTCTGATTGCGGTACGGAACCCCCTGTACCGTATAGGTACAGAGGGTGGTTCCTTTGTACTTGTTGGGCTTTATAAGGTGGTTCCAAAGTGGTTCCAAAGGTGGTTCCGTTTTGGTTGGTGGTTCCGACTGGTTCCGTTTGGGGTGGTTCCGACTGGTTGAGTGGGTCTGGTCGGGGTTGTTTGCGACATTGGATGGCACGGGAGATTTGAGATTTGTGGCCTAGTGAGATGCCTTGGTCTTTGAGTTGTCGCATCACTTCGTTGATTCCTATGTTGATGGGGAATCCTAGTTCGTCTAGTCGGTTGGCTATTCCGATTTCTTTGACTGTCCAGCCTCGCTGCTCCTTCGAGCGGAGTCGGATGGTGATGATGTCATCAAAGTCTTCGACTACTAGGTTGACGGTTTCTGGTACCCAGCTGATGCGTGTGTGGGTGCGCTTTAGGGTCAACCCATCGTCAGACTTATCGAGTCGGTACACGATGTCCACGTCATCGTTCTTGGCACTAGAACCTCGTTGGCCTTGTTTCTTGCCTCCGTCTTTGCCTGCGTGGTCTGTGCGCACACAGGCGACATTTGCTCGCTTCAGGCTGAGTCCTGTGGTTCGTGCGAACTCACGGTAGGAGTCAGCAGAGTTCTCTTCACCATCAATGGCTCGTCCGGTGGTGTCAATCACGACAACCTCAGCCTTGGTCAACTCCACTAGCTTCATGATGGCTGAGGCACCTTCGGTGGTGTTAAGTGGTGGCAGGTTGGGAATGAGGGCGTAATGCAAATGCGATAGGTCGTCGTCTTCTGTGTAGCCGAATTGTTCTAGGCGTTCGTAGAGGTCTGATTCAATCATTTCGTAGTCGAGGTAGAGACAATGGATGGGTGGTTGGGCTGGTTGTCCGAGGATGGGTTTGCCGGAGGCTAGTGCTGCAACGACGTTGAGTGTGAGCCATGACTTGCCTGTTTTGGCTCCAGCAAACAATGCAGTCTGACGGCCTTTGGCGATGAGTGGTTTGGCTAACCATTCTTCGGTTGCGTGTTCTAGTGACCAAAAGGTTTTCCAATCCACAAGCATTGACAACATCTCGTCTGGTGTTGGGATTAGGGTGACTGGTTCAGGTTTGCCTTCTGTGGTGGCTAGGAAGGCTTGGGAGGCTTGTTTCCAGTCTCCTCCGTGTTTGGACGCTGCATAGTATCCGAAGCGGTTGTATCCGCCTTCTGGTAGCCAAGGGATGCTGGAGGTGAAGACGATGAGTGCATCATTCCCGTTATGCCCTATCGTCGCTGAGGTGCCATCACGGGGGTCTTTGCCTGGGCGCACCCAATGCTGTTCACCATGCCTGTCAACCTTTGCCAATGTCCAGCCGTCAGGGATGAGCAATTCTTCCCACGTTGTCTTGGCACAGTAGCGAGCTGAGGGTGTGTTCGGGTCTGTAAGGAAGTTGTCCGGTTGACCTTTGGGTTTGACCATCTCTGGTTGTTTGGTGAGTAGCTTCACTAACCAGTCTGGGGCTTTGGCTGGTTTGCGTTCGTGTGGGCTGAGGCCATGTTCCCATTGGTAGGTTCGTCCGTTTGGGTGAATGGTTGGGGCTGCGAGAACTTGTCCTCCAGTACCTCTGATGTCGAGTCCTACGCCTAGGCGTGAGCCTGCGTCGTTGCGTATGTCTTCGTCACAGTAGAAGTACAGATGTTGTCCACCGGTACCGGTTATCGCTGTGACTGTCTCTGGTAGTTGACCATACTTTTCTTGCAGGTCATGCAACGTGTCTGAGCCTTTGTATTCTTCACGGTCATCCACGTCAAGGACAAAGATGCGTCCGTGTTTGGTTTGACCTGTAGCAATACCAATTCCATAACCTGAGTATTGGCTAGTCCACCAGTCGTTTACGACGTGGATGTCGTTGCTGGCTTTGTCTTGCCATTGAGACATCGGT